TGGGATAGAGAGCTCTTCAAATATAATGATGCATACTGTGAACCACCATTAGATAAAAAAGAAGTAGATACATTAATTAAATCTATTGATGGCAAAGAATATAATTATAAATGTAAAGATGAACCCATTGCATCTTATTGCAATTCTAAAAAATGTGTTATGCAAGAATATGGTGTGGGTGATGGTGTTCCTGAAACAGAAATAAAAGAAATACAAAAGTATGATTCTGATCCACCCTTGTATTATGTAACGATAGGTGATGAACAAGTAGAAGTAGAATCACAAGATTTACACGAACCAGATAGATTTTCATTAAAATGTTTAGAACAAATTAATCAAGCGATGCCACCAGTGGGCAAATTAATTTGGAGAAAAGCAATAAATAAATTATTAAAAGATACGATACCAATAGAAGCTCCAGAGTCCACAAAAATAGATGTGCAGCTCAAAGAATTGTTGGTTGATTACACAACTAAGATACCTGGAAAAGAATGGGGAGATATACTACGTGGATTATCTTTTACAGAGGATGAAGTAAGCTATTTTAAATACAAGGACTTTTGGAAATATATATTAAGAACAAAACTTTGGGATGCAAAGAAATATACAAAAGCTAAAACTGCTAGAATGTTAGAGACATTGTTTGGAGCAGAAGAAATACCAGGTAAAATAAATAATAAGAGTGTAAGATATCTTGCTATAAAACAACAAGAAATCAATAAACCTATCGTAAGAAAGACAAAAATGAAGGAGCCACCTTTTGCGTAGAATAATTATCCCTGGCCCACCAGGCACGGGTAAAACACATAGACTCATGGAGTTGTTAGATAACGAACTAAGTTTAGTTAAAACAGACCCTGGAAAGATTGCATACATAGCTTTTAGTAATGCTGCAGCTGATGAAGCTAAAAAAAGAATTACAAATGATAAAATAATCGTAAGCACCATGCATGCTCTTGGTAGCAGGGAGTTGCAATTAAATACTTCCTCTTATTTATTAAAAGGAGAGAAGTGGAAGGGTTTTAAAAATTTTTCTAACATATGTGCTGATCTATCTTTTGAAAGTTATATTAATGAATCAGGGTATCCACAATACAAAAACTCTCACATGAAAATTATAGAATATGCCAGAAATAAAAAGCTATCATTAGCTGATGCTGCTGTAGAGCTTGATTTACATTACAGCGTAGATATCTGGTTAACCGAACAAATCTATGCAGATCTTGAAACATACAAAAATCAAACAGGTATGTTTGAATATTCTGATATGATTTCCAAGTTTGTCGAGGAGGACAAGTGTCCACCACTACACTGTGTTTTCCTCGATGAAGCCCAAGATCTAAGTCCTCTGCAGTGGGACATGTTCTTTTACATAGAAAGTAAGTGTGCTCGTTCTTACATTGCAGGGGATGATGATCAAACTATTTACACATTTCAAGGTGCTGACCCAAACATATTTATAGATTTAAAAGGACGTTTAGACCCACAGATACAGTCACGTAGAGTTCCTCGTAAGATACATAAATTAGCAGAATCTATTTTTCCTCACATGACAACTCGTTTGGCTAAAAAATGGGAACCAAGAGACGCTGATGGTAAAGTTATCTATAACGTAGATTTCTTTTCACTAGATTTATCGAAAGAAAACTGGATGATATTAACTAGAACAAATAAGATGATGGAAAGATTACGAGAACATTTATACGATTTAAATGTAAGATTTGATTCTAAGGCTCAAGAATTATTACCTAATAAAATGTTAACTGCGTACAGAACTTGGATAAGATTAAATCAAGGTGCTTTTGTTAGTAAAGATGAAGTAAAAGATTTATGGGATTACCTAACTGTTAAACAAGGACACCTTGTAAGAGGATATGCAGGCGGTAAGACTCTAGAAACTATTGACTCGATTAACATTGAAGGATTGAGAGAACACCACGGGCTTCGGGCAGCGGGGGGCTGGGAGACATTAAATTTCCCAGAAACAAGTAAACATTACATTAGAACTATTCTAAAAGGTGGTGACGATATGATGAAAGATGCTAGAATAAAATTATCCACTATACATAGTGTAAAAGGTGAAGAATGTGATAATGTAGTTTTGTTTACAGATTTAGAAAGAATTATTTATGAATCAGCGCAAAGAGATGCTGATCCAGAACATCGAACTTTCTTTGTGGGTATAACAAGAGCAAAAGAAAAACTATTCATAACCAATCAAGATTATGAATATCAATATAACATAGGAGGACCAATAATATGACAAACAAAAGCGATTTAGAAAGCGCATTTCCACAATCAAGGCAGGTAGGAGGTTCACATTATAAAAATTTTCACATACAGCCGTATGAGTTTATTTCTAAAAATAACCTTTCGTTCTTCCAAGGCTGTGTTGTGAAATACGTCTGTAGATATTTATCTAAAAATAAGATAGAAGATCTAGAGAAAATAATTCACTATTGTGAATTAGAGATACTTAAGTTAAAAGATAAAAAGAAATAATGTTTACAGCGCAAATAGAATGGGATTGTCCTGAAAGTTTTCCAGATTTATCTGATGCAAAGTATATTGCAATCGACTTAGAGACAAAAGACCCAGACTTAAAATCAAAAGGATCTGGTGCCATACAAGGCCATGGAGAGATTGTGGGTATCGCTGTGGCTGTAGATGGTTGGTCTGGTTATTATCCTATCGCACATGAGGGCGGTGGTAACATGGACAAACGAGTAGTTTTAGAATGGTTTAAAAAAGTTTGTGCAACAGATGCTGTAAAAATATTCCACAATGCAATGTATGATGTATGTTGGATAAGAGCATATGGCATACCTATTAATGGACACATCATGGATACAATGGTTATGGCATCATTGATTGATGAAAACAGAATGTGGTACACACTTAATAGTATTTCGTTTGATTATCTTAGAGAAGTAAAAGATGAAAAAGCTTTAAAAGAAGCTGCAGAGTCTTGGGGAATAGATCCTAAAAAAGAATTATATAAACTACCGGCAATGTATGTTGGAACTTACGCAGAGAAAGATGCAGAACTCACATTAGAATTATTTAAAGTATTATCTAGAGAAATAAGTAAACAACGTCTTACAAACATATTTGATTTAGAAACTCAACTGTTTCCTTGTTTAATCGAAATGAAATTTAGAGGGGTGTCCGTCGATGTCGAACGTGCTCACAAATTGAAGAAAGAGTTATCACAACAGGAAGAAGTACTCCTATCAGAAGTAAAAAAGCAAACAGGAATAGATGTTCAAATATGGGCAGCAAGATCGATTGCCAAAGTATTCGACAAACTTTCCTTATCTTACGCCAGAACCGAGAAAACAAACTCACCTTCATTTACTAAAAACTTCCTTTCCACACATAATCATCCTGTAGTAAAAAGTATAGCAAAGGCCAGAGAAATAAACAAGGCACATACAACTTTCATAGATACAATATTAAAACATCAATATAGAGGCAGAATACACGCAGATATCAATCCAATAAGATCAGATCAAGGTGGCACAGTTACAGGAAGATTTAGTTATTCTAATCCAAATTTACAACAAATACCTGCAAGAAATAAAGATCTGGGTCCAATGATTAGATCATTATTTATACCAGAAAAAAAACACAAGTGGGGTTGTTTTGATTACAGTCAACAAGAGCCAAGACTTGTAGTGCATTACGCAGCAACCACAGAGCCAATTTCTTTTGATCATTCTGTCTCAGGTATGATAGATAAATTTAAGGACAATAGTGTTGACTTTCATCAGACAGTGGCTGACATGGCAAACATATCTAGAACACAAGCTAAAACAATCAACTTAGGTCTTTTCTATGGTATGGGTAAAAACAAACTACAAGCAGAGCTTGGTTTAAATACAAAAGAAGAAGCAGAAAAATTATTTAATAAGTATCACCGCAACGTGCCTTTCGTTAGAGATCTTATGACTTACACTTCAAAGATAGCTCAAACATCTGGATCTATTGGCACATTATTAGGACGTAGATGTAGATTCAATAAATGGGAACCAGCTCAGTTTGGTATGCACAAACCCATGGATTATGAAGAAGCTGAGAGAACTTATGGTAGAGGTAGAATTAAGAGAGCGTTTACATACAAAGCTCTTAATAAATTAATTCAAGGATCTGCTGCAGACATGACAAAGAAAGCTATGGTAGATTTATATAATGAGGGTGTGGTACCACACATTCAAATACACGATGAGTTAGATATCTCAGTTGAATCTGATGACGCGGCGAAAAAAATAATTGATATTATGGAGAATGCTGTTAGTTTGAAAGTTCCCAATAAAGTTGATTATGAATCAGGTAAAACTTGGGGTGATATTTATGGATAATTATGGCTTACTTAAATGCAAACATACCAGTAGAGTACGCACAAATCAGAAGAGAATATCTCTATGATCTTAAGAGTCATCATGGTGAAGTTGAAGATTGCATCATCTTTGGTATTAGTTCCATTACGGGCAAGTCTCTTCTTTTTCACGCGATTATGGAGAACGGTGCAATTTTTTATAGGCTACCTATTACAGCATTTATACAACGTGGCTTCAAGCCTGCTGATGTACCTAGGCGTAGACTGGACGAGCTTCAGCTTTGGAATTGTTTCAGTTATTATCCTTCTGTGCATTCTTGGGATATCTTAGAAGCACAAGCTGGTAAATACATAGGAAAAGATAAAAAATGGCACCCTGGTAAGTATTTATTTACTGTTGACTTTGCTCATCCAGAGCCTAATATCCTAGATACGGATCACTCAGAGATACCGCACGAGCACAAATGTGCTCACATCATAGCTCTTGATGACGGGAACTATGCAGCACAACCAAATAATAGATGTATATGGGACATACCTTCTTTCACAGTGAAGAATAACACCCCAGATTGGAAAGTGCAGACATCTGAATGGAACGTGGAGAACACAAGTAAATGGAAGACAGCAGATACTGATGACTTCTTTTACGAAATTGAGGAGAAAAAACATGATTGAAAAATGTAAAGCAGTTTGTTGTAGAGTTTGGGACAAAATAAAAGCTGGCTGGAACTGGATCGTGTCTAGATTCAACAGGTAATTTATGGCCCTAAAAATTTCTGAATCCGCTGCCGTACAGATGCCGATGAAAACGGTTGCCAGTCTGATCGCGATAATCGCAATCGGAACATGGGCTTATTTTGGTATTCATGAAAAATTAAATCAACACTCAACAAAAATAGAATTAATGCAAAAAGATCTAGACCAAAACTCAGAGTTTAGAATTAAATATCCAAGAGGTGAATTAGGTCAATCAGCTGGAGAGGCAGAGCTTTTCATGATTGTGGAACACGTTAGTGGTTTACTAGAAGATGTAGAGGCAGAGATTAAAGGCATGAGAAACAATGCCGTTAACATAGAATTTTTAAAAAAAAGAACTGAGAAGTTAACTGAAGACGTAGAAAAAATAATTAGAAACGGGAGTGGTAAACACCAATGATAGAAACTGTATTCGCACTTATTCTAACTTTAAACGGAAATATGATAGAACATGTGTACAAAAACTCGTTAAGCGATTGTTTGAAATCAAAGCGTATCGCGCAGAACGAGGTAAATCCTGAAAGAGTTGTATTTACTTGTAAAAAAGTAGAAGCTCAAACAGAGATATACATGGACAGAAAAAAGATAATTAAAATATTAAGATAATGGAACCTTTTATACCAATAAATACTATTATAGCTTTCATATTGCTTTGTGTAGTAATATATGTAGGGTTAAACGATAACGATAAATTATGAAACTTACAGCTAACATAACTCTT